ACGATTGCACAAGCGAAATCCATTGGAATTGCCAACAAGGATAACTGGCGTAACTATCCCCGTGCGATGCTACGGGCGCGGTGTGTCTCGGAGGGGATTCGCTCTGTCTACCCGGGTTGCGTGGTGGGCGTATACACGCCTGAGGAGGTCGAAGACTTTAAACCCGAACCCAAGCACATGGGTAATGTCGTTGAGGTCGCGCCAGAAGATGCACCTCAGGTGGCAACATCTCTGGAGGTCATCGACGGGGCGTTTCCCCTCTATCTCCCAAATTCTGTAGAACCACACTCAGCCTTCCATACCAAGGAAGAATGGGTCGATGGCTACGCCAACATGGTTGCTCGTATCCACAACTCTCCTAAGTTCCCAGAAGACATCAAAGCTCAAAAGATTTCAGCCTTGGACGCATCCAACACCGAAACTTTGAAGAGCTTGGACAGCTTTCAAAAGCTCAGACTGCGTACCGCGCTCATCCAGCACGGAGTACCCCAAGGCCCAAAAGCGTCAAAGTCCCCGTCCTCTCAAGAACCGGAACACAACGAGGAGACATCCTGAGACACTTGCAAGAGATAGGGACAATCACGCCAAAGGAGGCACTCGAAAAGTATGGCTCCTTTCGGCTTGCAGCCCATATCGAGGTTCTTAGAAAACAGGGACATCCAATCCATACAACGATGGTTAAACAGGGCAATGCAGAGTTCGCCCAATATTCATACAGAAAGGCAAAACATGAGCAATATCCACAATGAACGACCCGGCAAAGGTGTCATGTACTGGGAAGAAGAAAGCCAGAGAAAGAGCGACAAAGCTCCCGATTTCAAAGGATTTCTTGTCCTAGAGATGGACTACAAGGCTGGCGAGAAACTCAAGCTCGCTGCTTGGAAAAAGCCAACCAGCCGTGGCTACGAGCTGCTGTCTCTCACCGAAGACAATTGGAGCAAAAAACAACGTGAGACAGACAAAGAAGTCACACCCGCCTACGCCAAGAAACCAAGCAACTTCCGTCCTGACGACGGGGATATTCCCTTCTGATGCTAGTCCTCCCGTTCCCTCCTTCCATGAATACCTACTGGCGCAACTTCAGGGGGCGCACGGTTCTCTCCAAGTCGGGGCGGGAGTACAAGGTAGCAGTCGCTGAATATGTCGCACAAAACAACGTGCCAAAGTACGGAGAACAGAAGTTGAAAATCACAATGATTCTCCAACCTAAGGACAAGCGGAAAATCGACATCGATAACCGCATTAAATGCGTTTTGGACAGCCTGCAAGAAGCAGGTGTCTTTGACGATGACTTCCATGTTGATGAGCTTCACGTAATGCGTGGCGAGCAAGTCAAAGGTGGAAGACTCCTCTTAACCATTGAAGTGAAAGAATGAAATGACTCAACAAGTACAAGTCCAACCTAGCCAAAAGTCTTTGGAAAAAGGCAAGAACGCTGTTGAATACTCACAGAACCTGATTAACATGAGCCTGCATCAAATCTGGCAAATAGCCTACACCTCAGGCTATGAAGACGCGATGGAGATTATGAAAACGGATTCCAAGCCCGATGGTGCTTCAGCGCAATAAGGACTGAATGCCAGAAAAACGTAGAGGCAAGCTATCTGACCCGCAATGGGTCTAGTTAGGACGGACACCGGAGGGAGTTCGACTTGCCAATCCCTCCAAACCTAACTCACAAAAGGAAAATTATGTCAGATGTAAAAAAGCCGCATATATTCGTCGCAACACCTATGTACGGTGGGCAGTGCGTCGGATACTACACTCAATCTCTAATTTCTTTGCCAAACGTCCTTAACGTCAACGGCATGGACATGAGCTACACAGCCATGTTCAACGAGTCACTCATCCAACGCGCTCGTAACGCCCTCGTCCACAACTTTATGAAGAACGAGAACTACACCCACCTCATGTTCATTGACGCTGACATCAAGTTCAACTCAGCCGACATCGTGAAAATGGTTCAGGCTGACAAGGACATCATCTGCGGTATCTATCCTAAGAAGGAGATTTACTGGGAAGGCGTCGAGAAAGCCGTTAAAGCAGGCGTAGAGACCGACAAACTGAAAAACTATACCGGAGCTATGGTCGTCAACTTGGTGGGCTACGAAGGCTCTGTAACCGTTCCTGTTGACCAACCCGTAGAAATCTGGAATGGCGGCACAGGCTTTATGCTCATCAAGCGCGAAGTGTTTGAGTCCCTCAAAGACCACGTGAAGAGCTACATGAACGACGTTCGTGACCTCAACAAGAACTTAGGCCATGACCGAATCTATGAGTACTTTCCCGTATTCATCGACGAGGATGAACGACTGTTGTCAGAAGACTACGCTTTTTGCCGCATAGCCCGTGACAACGGGTTCAAAGTGTACGCAGCACCTTGGGTGCAGCTGGGTCACTTTGGCACGTACCTGTTTGAGGGTGGCTTGTTGCCAGCTCCTTAACGACAGCCCCAGCGTTTCCTCGCTGCTTTTCCTCTTTCGCCTTTCCAGTTTTTCGAGCGACTACAGAAGGATTTGTGGCGAGGACCTGACTTGGTTGGCGCTTTGAGCTTGCTGCCAGTAGCCTTGTTGTACTTGGCTCTGCCTTTAGCAGTCAAACCGCCGCCAGACTTGACAGAGAGCTTCTCACCCCTGCCGACAGAAAGATTTGGATTCTTTTTCCTTGGCATACGTTTCCTTACGAAAGAACTTGAATTGCGTGTTTGGTGTATTGGACTCTTTCTTGAAGAGCAAACAACCCGCCATTAATAATTCTTGTGACTTTCTCCCAATCTTCCGCATCGGCTGCTGCACTCAAGTTATGAGTTTTCCAATACCAGCCGCCAGCCATAGCAGCGTATTTGGGAGTAGCCACCAACTCAGGCTTGGCAACAAGGTCTTCTCCAATGTATTGCCCAAAGTGAAAATAAAGGTCATGCCCGGTCAACTGTGGCAGACCTCTCCCGCGAAAACGATACCCGTCTCCGGTTTCAGGACCTCGGTTTCCCATACGGTTGGCGTAAATAAAATTGGCACACTTCTCCGGCTGATGCGAATATTGTTGGGCAATATCCATCGTGGGGAAACGGTGAGGCCAAAGCTGATGCAACGTCTCAGGCCGATAGTTCAGGTTCTCTTCCAGCTTGGTGAAGTGACCTGATTCCTCCGTGTATTGACCAATGAAAGCGGCTTGCTCATCAACTGTTGTGATGCCAAAGTGCTGGAAAGTTTCGTTCAGTGGTTCAACCCAATCAGGACTGATTCCCAGAGCATGAAGTTGATTAGCGTTTACCACGAACTATCTCCCTCATTTTGTTGTACTGGTCGATGCAGGCGTTGAGTTCGACGATGGCTTGGTCTCCGTCCCCTGTGATGGCGACAAGAGCTTCAGAAGTCTGTCTGTCAAGTTCGGCTCTCGTTTCTCCACCGCTAGAGGCGGCACATCCAGACGGGGTGGCGACGTTGACGAACAGCCGCTGCTCACCAGTATGGATAGCGTCAACAAGCTGAGAGTTTTTAGCTGCCAAAGATTTTTTTGCTTGGACGAGGGCTGCATCTGCTTTCTCCTTTGCGTCAGACATTTCCTGATTCTTTTGACCAATGACCAATTCATCTTCTGTTTCCTTTTGCTGATAGCCATTGTGATGACCGTAACCATACGTGCCACCCAAAAAAAGCCCGAGGCACAAAATAACCCAAGGATTGAATAGGCTGAACATCATTGGCCTTTCGTGGTCTGACGAGCCGCTGCAAGGCGTTCACGCTCGTCATCATCTTCCAAATAATGAGGAGGATTTGTCGGTGCTGGCGGCGGTGTCCAAGCATTGTTGAACTGAACCGTGCTGCTGTTTTGCGGGAAAGTTGCTGTGTATTGGGGTGCAGCGCCGTAAGGCATTGGCTGCATTCCAAAGGTAGGCATGGGTGGGGGAGGAGGCGCTTTGACAGCAGCCATCATCTGAGCAGCTTCTTTGGTTGCTCTCTTAGTAATCACGCCACCGATGCCGCCAACAATGAGCAGCACGATGTCGTTGAGCATCTTGGTATAGGCTTGGTCAATCGGAGCCATCGCCTTGATAGGCTGAGTCACAAACGTCACCGAATAGAGCAAAGCAATGACAATGACCAACAGAATCAAGGTAACGGCAAGGACTACGACAGCCCAAATCCGAACCTCAATCTCATCGGCAGTTAGTCGCTGGTCTGGTTTGCTGTTGAACAGGGTCAATTTTCTTCTCCAAGACAGGGGCTACAAGGTATTCTGGGCAGTTTTGGCTGAATTCACATTTAGGGTGTTGACACTGAGCATCTTGAAAATGGTCAGGGTCTTGGCAGGCGTACCGATACCTGTCGTCACACCCGATGAGTGTCAAGACGGACAGAATAAGTATCCAGTGCTTCATTCTTTTCCCTTTATGCACATCTCAAGTTCTTTCTTCAGACGTTCAATCTTTTGTGCAGCAAGCCTGCGCTCTTCCAGCGCCCACCACCTTGCGCCAAGGATAGTAACCACCACCAAGAGAATGGTCAACACGATAGCCGCTATTGATAAATAGCGTACCGTCTTGTCATGTCCTCCTGAATTAGCAGACTTATCCCGCATATCGTCCCAACAATTGTGAAAATTGCAAAGATGATAGCCAAAACAAGAAAAATGTTCTGCCTTATTACAGTTAAACGGTA